GCCAAGAATATCAAAAGAAATAATGAAATCCGAAATTAGAAAGTGCGGATAAGATCCTGTATACTTTCTAAAGAACTATGTGAAGATCAGCTATCTTTTGAAAGGATTGATACCATTTAGTACTTATGATTTCCAAGATGATCTACTGAAAGACTTTAAAGATCACAGATTCAACATTATTTTAAAAGCAAGACAGCTAGGTATCTCTACTATTGTTGCAGGATATGCCGCATGGCTTTTACTGTTTCGCAGAGAAAAACAAGTGATGGTTGTAGCAACCAAATTTAAAACAGCAGCCAACATAGTTATTAAAGTTAAAAAAATGTTAAAAACTCTACCAGAGTGGATGATGATTTCGGAAATAGTAGTAGATAATCAAAGCTCTTTTGAACTAAGAAATGGGTCGAAAATTAATGCTTCAACAACATCTGCAAAAGATGCTGGTCGTTCTGAGTCTCTTTCTCTCCTTATTGTTGACGAGGCTGCTTTCGTAGAGGGTATGGAAGAACTGTGGACAGGTATTTTACCTACAATTTCTACTGGTGGTCGATGCATAGCATTATCTACACCAAATGGTGTAGGTAACTGGTTCTATAAAACATATACAGATGCAGAATCAGAGACAAACTTATTCAACGCAATAAATCTACCATGGGACGTACATCCTGAGAGAGACGAAGAATGGTTTAGAGATCAAACAAAGAATATGAGTAAGAGAGAAATTGCTCAAGAGTTTGAATGTTCGTTTAACATGTCTGGCGAGACAGTTATTTCTCCAGAAGATGTAGGAAGATTAACAGACAATACTATTGAACCAAAACATAAAACTGGTTTTGATAGAAATTACTGGATTTGGGAAGAACCAAAAGATGGTATAGGATATTTGGTTTTTGCAGATGTTTCTCGTGGAGATGGAGCAGATAACTCAGTTTTTCATGTCTTTAGGGTCGATACATTTGAACAGGTGGCAGAATATCAGGGAAAACCAAACCATGACATGTTTGCAATGCTCCTAAATTCTGTTGGTAGAGAGTATGGAAATGCTTTAATGGTAGTAGAAAACAACAATGTTGGCTATAATGTTCTTGACAAACTACAGACATTAGAGTATCCAAATTTATACTATTCAACAAAAGGTTCTCACGAATATGTAGATAATTATACAGCAGAGTTTGCCAACGGAATTGTTCCTGGATTCTCAACGACTAGTAAAACAAGACCATTAATTATTGCAAAAATGGAAGAATTTGTTAGAAACGAAGTAATTAAAATAAACTCTAAAAGAACAATAAAAGAATTACAAACTTTCGTCTGGAACAACGGAAAGCCAGAGGCAATGAGAGGATATAACGATGATTTAGTTATGTCCATGTGTATTGGTTGCTGGGTAAAAGAAATAGCTTTGACAACCAATAGAAGGCAAAGTGCCTATTCTGATGCAATTTTAAATTCTATGATACAAACAAATACAAAAATTAACACAACAATTCCAGGCATGGTAGGATATCAACAAAATACAGATCCATTTGGCAAAAAAAATACTTTAGAGATAAGACAAAAAGAAGCTAAAAAACAAATTGAAGAATTTGGATGGATTTTTAAAGGATAAATAAATGGCAGATCAATACGGCAAAGAAAAAACAAACGACAACAACCCAAGAAATCCAGAAAGCTCGTTATTCAAGCAATTAACAAGATTACTTTCTGGCCCATTGATTAATAGAAGAACTCAAATCTACAGACAAGAAAGAAGAACATCTCTAGATAAATATGCCAAGAAGTTCAAGTCTGCCAGTGGTAAAGAATTTAAAAAGAGTCAATATAATCCATTTGAATCTATTCAAAGTTCTATGGCAGCTAACCACAATCGTGGAGAAAGATATAGTGAATTCGATCAAATGGAGTATACACCAGAGATTGCTTCCGCTCTCGACATTTATGCCGATGAGATGACAACATCTTCTACATTAGAAGAAATGATGGTTGTCGAATGTCCAAATGCAGAAATAAAAGACATACTTCAAAATCTTTATTATAAGATTTTAAATGTAGAATTCAATCTTTTTGGATGGTGTCGTAACATGTGTAAGTACGGCGACTTTTTTCTTTATCTGGATATCGATGAAGAATTGGGTATCAAAAATGTTATAGGGTTACCAGGACACGAAGTTGAGCGCCTTGAAGGTGAAGATGAAACAAATCCAAATTACATTCAGTACCAATGGAATAGTGCTGGAATGACATTTGAAAATTGGCAAATGGCTCATTTTCGTATTTTAGGTAACGATAAATACAATCCATACGGTACAAGTGTGTTAGAGCCTGCGCGAAGAATTTGGAGACAACTAACTTTACTGGAAGATGCTATGATGGCATATAGAATTGTTTGCTCTCCAGAAAGAAGAGTATTTTACATTGACGTAGGAAACATAGATCCTCAAGATGTAGAACAATACATGCAAAAAGTCATGACTACTATGAAAAGAAATCAGGTAGTAGATCCAGATACCGGTCGCGTAGATCTAAGATACAATCCACTATCTATTGAAGAAGATTACTTTCTCCCTGTTCGTGGTGGAACTTCTCAATCTAAAATTGATACTCTTTCTGGTGGTACTTTTACTGGTGACATCGATGATGTCAAATACTTAAGAGATAAGCTATTCTCTGCTTTGAAGATTCCTCAGTCGTATCTTTCAAGAGGAGACGGAGCAGATGAAGATAAGACAACACTAGCGCAAAAAGATATTCGTTTTGCTAGAACTATACAAAGATTGCAAAGAGCAGTCTTGAGTGAATTAGAGAAAATAGGAATTATTCATTTATACACTCTTGGATACAAGGGAGATGATCTTATTTCGCACAAACTCTACTTAAATAATCCATCTAGGATTGCAGAGTTACAAGAATTGGAATATTGGAAAACAAAATTCGATGTAGCAAGTTCAGCAACAGAAAATTTCTTTAGCAAGAGATGGATTTCGAAAAATCTATTTGGCCTAAGTGACGAAGAATTCTTAAGAAACCAAAGAGAATTATTTTATGATAAGAAATTCTCTAATGCTCTAGAACAGGATGGACAAGTGAGCGAAGGGCAACCCGCCCCAGGAGCAGGATCTTTGTTTGGTGGCGAAGCAGATGCAGGACTTGCTGGTGGAGAGGCAGGTCTAGAAGGAGCACAAGGTGCCGACGCTACACCTACGCCAGAAGACACGGGAACGCCAGAAGGGGAAACAGATAAGTTTGGTGAACCAAAAGATAAAATGATTGTACCACCAGCTAAAAGAGATGATGGTATGACAACAACGCCAGCATCAAAGGGAAAATGGTATAAGCCAGTTGCATCAGATAGTAGAGGAAGCGGAGCTAGAAAGAGAAGCTATATGGCCAATGGTGGAGGACAGAAAGCATCAGGTGGGCAAAGAAACGTTCTTGGTACCGGCGCTTTGGAGTTAATGGGACTAGCTAACGGTGCATTAGAAGAAAATTTAGAAGAGAAAAACATTTTCGATACAAATAATGAAATAAAAGTTCTTATTGAAAACCTAAGAGGCTTGGAGAAAAAAGATGAAGCATAATAAAAAAAGAAACACAGCATTTCTATATGAAACTCTTGTTCAAGAATTAACCAAAAGTATTGTAAGTAAAGAAAGTACAAGAAAGAATGCAATAATTTCTATTTTAAGGGAGTACTTTTCTGCCGGTACCATTCTTCACAAAGAGTTATCTTTGTATAAATCTATAAAAGAGTGTAGCGAAATAAAAAAAGAGACA